CGGAAACGTTGTAGCGTCCCAAGAAGACTTAACGTCTAGGATTATGTCCGTGTTTACATCCGGTGTACCTGTCAAGTAGTCGTTTTCGAAGTGTTCTTCATTCTTGATCATAAAACCTAAGTCTAAAACGCTTTCACATAGCTTTATTGCATCGTCTTCTACTTCGTTGCCTTTGTCTGTGTACCTACTACTAAACTCTTTACGTTTGCCGTACATTTCTTCTATTGCAAGTTCCTGTAAGTATGTCTTGCAAGTCTTGCTTAGTGTTTCTGTTTTACTTCGTGAATTGGTCATTATCTTACCAATAGAAGAACATCTAATTTTTAACATACTTCAAGCGTTTTAGATTGTGAAGTAGTTAGTGCAAACTTGTCTGTAAGTTTGTCTTTCGTAATCTTGCCTTCTTGTACCGCTTTAAGTGCATCTTTAAAACGTTCTTTAGATAACTTTTCTTTCTTCGCAGCTACAGTTACTTGTTCTCCTGCTGCATCCGTGTCTTTGTCGGTTACTAAGCCAAGTGCAGAAGATAGTGCGTAACGTCTAAAGTATGTTACACCACTACCGAAGCTTTGATAGTCGTTCATACCTTTTAGTGTTGCTTGTGGTATAAGTGTATTTGATTCTAACGTTTCACCACTTTCAACGTGAAAGATAATAGTGTTTAAGTAGTTATCTTCTTCGTGTGTGTTAATTAGTTGTGTGAATCCTAAACCGTGTTTCTCTAGTAATGGGTTAATCTTGTCAAATATCGTAGGCAAGTCTGCATACGAATAACCATAACCTTTTGTGCCTTTAAATATTGGCTTTACTTCTTGCTGAAAAGCTGCAAGTGCTTTAAATAAATGTTTCATAGTGTATTAAATTAAGTGTTTTGTTGTTTATTTAAAATCAAGTTCATAGTAGTTTTTACTTTCCCATATACACCAAGATTTTATATTATTTCTTAGAATATATTCTAGTATTTCTTTTCTTGTGCTTCTTGATTTTAAAAACTTTTTGATTTTCATAGTGTATTTTTTAAGTGTTTGTGTATACAAATATAGTCTTTTATTTGATATCTTTTACTTTTTGTTTATACAATTCTATAATATCTTTTAATTCTTGTCGTGTGTACTTGCGTGTCTTGTGTGCTTCTTCGTGTAGCTTAAAAAGTTCTTCGCCTCCTATTCGTTTTTCTATACCTATTTGGTAGTTTAATAGATCACCGCTTTTATCTTTGTTGCACGGTCTACTACATTGTGCGTGAGTATTAAAAGGATTGAACCTAACAGAACCGTGACCACCTGCAGAATAGTAATGACCGGCATCTATATTGCCTTTGCGTAGTGGCTTACCACAAGAAATACACGAATAACCTTTCGCTTCGTCTCTTGCTCTTATATATGCGTTAAAATAACGTTGTGCTTTTTTAGTTAAGCTTTGCACCGTTTCAAGTTCTTCTTTCAATTGCTTCTTTTCTTTCTTCCAATTCTTAACTTTTGCAGTTTCTACCCATACCTTAACGCATTCAGACTTAAAGCAATATTTTTGGTTAAAGTGCTTGGCTTCGAATTTCTCTTTGCAGTTTTTACAACGTGGCATTAAAATAGTTTTGCTTGTGTTGTTGGCTTGTATGATGCATCGTATCTTTTGTTTTGACCTTTTGGGTATGGTTCTATTTTATAATTCAATTCTTTTTTAAATGCTTTCTTGTCGTTTTTAGTGCCTGTAAAATAAATGTATCTATGCTTTCTACTTCTTTCTACTAATTCGTATTCGCCATTTTGTTCGTAAGCATTATTATGTCTTCCGTGTTTATTACTTCCTTTTAATTTTTTATCTACAGCTTTAGCACTTAAACCTGTATAAAGCCAATTAGTAGCTTGATAAATATAACCGTGATGGTTTTGTGCAGTATCTGCATAACTAACTATTATAAGTTTAGGTAACATTTTTAAAGCATTTGATACAAAAAAACTTAAAACATTTTTGCCTAAATTATCATTAACGCACAATCTGTTTAATTCATAAACATACTTACTGTTTTCTTTTCCACAAACGCCATCACATAAAGACGGAGAAGCAGGTTTGCCAAAAGTACAGACTCCTTGTAGAACATTATTCATACTAAACAAACCAAAGCTATAAGAAATGCTACAAAGTCTTTTAGCGTAATGCTTGTTTAAAAGCCAATCTTTGCATTCGTAAGAATCTATACTTTTTACTGAATAACCTTTCATTGGTCTTTTTGAAATATGTAAACTTCTTCTACGTTACAATCTATGTTAGTGCATAAGTGTACGTTTATTATGCCGTCATCTTCTAAGTTAAAGTCTTCGTATTCGTGTTGTTCTTGCCATTTTATTGGCTCTCCGCATTGTGGACATTTCATATTAAAATAGTTTATGTTGTAGTAAATAATTTTTTGGTTGAGACCATTGTTTTGCCATAGCGTTTGATATTCCTATAAAAGTTTTACTACTATCAATTTTATTAATTGATACAAATTTATATTTCTGACCGCGTTTTTTACCACCTGTATTGCTTGGCAAATATGGTTCGTATTCTCTTAAAATTTTTGTTGGCTGCAACAAAGGTAAATTAACTAACCACAAAAGCGTTCTTTTACTATATGGTTCTCCGTATTCATAAGGTTGTATTACTTGACTATGTTTAGGCATTTTAAAGATTTTAATTGGCGTTGGATTTTCTATTGCTTTATATTTTATAGGCGCATTGTATAACTTCATAAAAAAAGCTTTAGCTTGTAGACCTTGATTGTACCTTGTATTATTTAATTTTCCATTTTCAAATAACCACCTTGAACCTGCATTGCTTAAATATGTGCAAGGCGGATGCGCGACCATCAAATCGTATTTACCACTATATGCTTCTTTTATTGCATCTCCTTGTATATGCCATTTTGGATTTTCTCCGCTACAAGGTTGTATATCGCAACTAAATGCTTCGTGTCCTAATTTTCTAAACTCTAAACAGGTTCTTTGGCTTTCTTCACAAGCTATTAAGACTTTCATAATTCTAATTTAGCATCGTTAATAATTTCTTTTAGCTTGTCTATTTCGTGTTTATGTTCTGCTATTATTATTTGGTTTCTCAAATTAGCTTTACATTCTAAATAGTATTCTTCTTCAAACTTCATAAAAACAGAATTAAAATGCTCTATGTCTTCTAAGCTTTCTTTCATAGAATTTATTAAGTCTGTTCTGCTTTCGTGTTTTTCTACAAGTTCGTCTAAACTATCTTTAAACTTTATTATTGTAGTTTTTAAGTTTATCTTTGCTTTTAGTATTTCAAGTGTGTTCATCTTTCGTGTGCGTATATCTTATTGTAAACATTTGGTGCAGGATTGTCTTGTTCGTAATATAAAAACTTTTCTTTGTCAAACCATAATTCAAGTCTACCTATTTGACCTGCAGAACGTGGCTTTATCTTATTAAAGTTTATAGTTGCTTGATTAAAACTTAAGTCTTCACGATGTACTGTTATCATACATTTACCACTATTGAACCATTCAGAACCACCTTTTAAATCATACGGTGAAGGCACACTACGTTTACCGTTTATCTTTTCGGTTAGCTTTGGATGTATAATTGTGTGTAAGTGTAGTTCGTTGTCTTCTGCTATTTGATTTCTATACGGCAGCACTACTTCTAAATATTGTGCATAACCTCCATATTCGTGATATGGATGACTTAAGTCTTTCCAACTATCTATACTTGCAGTCTGTAGCCCGTTTTTTTGTTTAAGTTCTACTGCATAGTCATAAAACTCAAACGGTGTCATTTTTGCTTTTACATCTTTCTTCGTTAGTATGTTAAAGTGTTGAAATATCCAATCTAAACTGTTTGTTATTTCACGGTCTTTAATTACGTTTTTTTCTAATGGATTAAAACTTTTACCTGTAAGCTTATGTATCAAGTCTGCTACTATTTCTACGTTGCTACCAACATCAGGAAAATAAACCAAATGCTTCCAACCATAAAACTTACTTGTATTTAGTAAACATTCCATAAGCACTTGCGTTTTTCCGGACATTGGAAAACCTGTCCAATCTGTGCAGTTGCCTAATTGCATACTGTAAAATTCGTCTAAACTTTCCCAACCTAAAAACTTACCTTTGTTATTATAGTTATCTCTATGCTTATAAATTTTGTCTATTATGTCTGATGTTTCTGTAACCTTATAACCTTTTAATCCCACGGTGCTTTAAATTTATTAAGTGTTTGTACTTCTTCTTTTGTCTGTTCTTTCTTTAGCCAATTCTTGCAAGTCAAATATAATGATTTGTATTTCTTATTGTTTTTAAAGTTCTCTATGCTATCTAAACACGAATCTATTTGCTCTTTAGTGTAGTCTAATTCTAACTTGTTA